GCGCTTGCCTATAACACCACAGGCGTTAACAACTCGGCAACTGGCTATCGGGCGCTCTACTCTAACACCACGGGCAGCAAAAACGTAGCGAATGGCCTTGAGGCGCTCTACGCTAACACCACAGGCGGCAACAACTCGGCAACTGGCTATCAGGCGCTTCGCGCTAACACCACAGGCGTCTACAACGTAGCAAATGGCTATCGGGCGCTCTACTCTAACACCACGGGCAACGGCAACTCGGCCCATGGCTATCAGGCGCTCTACAACAATACCACAGCCGATTACAACACCGCTAATGGCTATGATGTGCTCTACAGCAATACCACAGGCATCGGCAACACCGCAAGTGGCTTTCAGGCACTCCGTACTAATACCACAGGCAACTACAACACAGCAACGGGTCGATACGCACTTCTCTATAATACCACGGGCACCCTCAACACAGCGACAGGCGTTAATGCGCTTCTCTATAACACCACGGGCACCAACAACACCGCTAATGGCTATGATGCGCTTAGAGAAAACACCACAGGCACCGGCAACGTAGCTCTTGGTCTTCAGGCACTCCGTGATAATACCACAGGCAACAACAACTCGGCAACTGGTTTTCAGGCGCTTATCCTTAACACCACAGGCATCAGCAACACAGCGAATGGCTATCAGGCGCTAACAAGCAATACCGGGGGCGTCAACAACACAGCCCTTGGCCTTCAGTCGCTCCGCTATAACACCACAGGCGGCAACAACGTAGCTCTTGGTCTTCAGGCGCTCCACGATAACACCACAGGCAGTGAGAACGTAGCTGTTGGTCTTCAGGCACTGGACAACAACACCACAGGCTCAGGTAACTTTGGTGCGGCGTTCCGCACCTCCAGTGGCTCCTACTCACCAGTCTTCGACCCAACAACAGAAAACAACCGCGTTGTCATGGGGCATACCGCTGTCACAAACGCCTATGTCCAAGTCGCTTGGACCGTAGTTTCTGACAAGCGTGACAAGACCGAAATTGAACCGATGAACGAAGGGCTGGACTTCGTAGAGCAGCTTAACCCTGTTAGCTACAAGTTCCGCAAGGACCGGGACACGGAAGAAACCAACGGCAAAAAGCATTATGGGTTCCTAGCCCAAGACGTCCTAGCCATTGAGGGTGAGGACAACGTAATTGTTGACAATGAAGACCCCGACAAGCTGAGAATGACGAACGAAGAACTTATCCCAGTCTTGGTAAACGCCATCAAAGAACTGAAAGCTGAAGTTGAAACACTGAAAGGAAAACTGACATGACTGAAGAAACTATGACCGAAGAAGAAATCGCAAAAGCATACTCCGCCATGCTGGACAGCGTTGCGCTAATCAATGCCGCACGGGCAAACCCGGACGATTACGCAGATGATGAGACTGTCGTCGCACGGAATGTCGAGCATCTGGAACTGATGGTAGCTAAAGACTACTGGACTTCAGAGGATATGACCGCTGTGAATACTGCAATAGCATCTAACACTTAGTAAGGAACTAACTAATGACATACGACGTTACAGAAATATATGTATACACTGGAGATCAGATATTTGATTCTGTGGGTGAGTTTGTTGGTTGGTATAATTCACCTTCTTTGAACGAGGCTTTTATAGCAGCAGCAGAGGCTTCCAGTGGAGAAGACTTTGATATAGCAAAATTTAATCTTAAGAAATCATACCCTGCTACATTAGCATGGAATATTGATGATCAAACTCTAACTAAAACTATTCAGTGGCCCACTCAATCAGATTATGAGTCTTGGACAAATTACTTAGCTACTTTTGATTATACAGATTCAGCATTTTCATCAACCACTATTACTGGCATGGAAGGTGTTACATCGCCTGGTTTAGATGTAACTAAAACAATTTCTTTGCCCTAGGATCCCGCTTCGAACATTCTCCACTTGATCATGTTACCGATTGTCTGGTGTCGCCAGTTAAGGTTATTAACAATTTCTGTTAATGTTTCTACCGTGGTTTTATAATATTGTATGATCTCTTCTGACTTTTGTATATCAGTATCTGAGTCATAATAATAATTCATATCGCCTTTCATGACTTTAAGTCCATTGAAGGGGTCATACTCCCAGCCGCATTCCTCTATTTGTTCACGATCCATCTTACCATTATAATACAGCCATTTTTTCTGTAACAAAGTTTTCTGAGTCATTTCAGATTTCTTTTGCCTCAGTTTAGCGTTGGCTAGTAGTTCAAGATATTTTGCGTGAAGTGCAGGAGTTTTACGGGATGTTTCGTCAAGAGATGAGTTATCTATCTCACTATCTTCTTGCCACATTTTTAAAATAGTTTCTAAATTCATTTTTAACTTTCATAATGTATATACCTATCTATTTAAAAGAAAAGGTATTGTATCTAAATTGAATGGGCAATATAATTGGTTCTACAGTACCAGCATTGGTAGCAAGTTGTAGTGTTCCAATAGATGTAGGGAATGCTGACTTATAAACAATTTCTCTAGTTGGTACATTTGAGTTATTAAGTATTAGAACAGATATATCATACTCTTGCGTATCTTGTTCTGATATTTTAGATGCACGAGAAAGTGGTGTTGTTTTTACATTATCAACAATGCTAGTTTGCCAATTAAGCATTTCTTGATAAACGTGCATATTCTCATCCATAATTGCATCAACAGTCAGATCCTCATATATTAGTTTATCACCTGGTTCAAATATATCTGTTTTCCTATAAGATATTGGTGTAGGTGATAATGATACACCCGGATGAGCAATAGTTTGCGCAAAGAACTCTAGATTAGCAAAACGCTTTCTATAAATCACAATTTTAAAGCCAGTTGCCTGTAAAAAATTAGAATTTTGTAGTGTTGATTCTGTAACCATTTTTAAAATCCTTGTGGTATTATACCACTATTTATACGGTTTTATTGAATAAGATCCACGATTGTTTGGTGTAACATCTGAAATAATATTGCATCATTATAAAGTAGCAACCACAAACCAACGATAAGAATAAGCCACTTCATTACCACACCTTCCGATCATCTTCATTATCATAGCCATACTTGTAGGCTGCAATCTCACCAACAGTCATGTTGTCTTTTTCTACACGCTCTGACTGCATTGAAGCACCAACATAATAATGGGGAGCATAAGTACGCCCGTAATAGGCATCAGCACTACCACGATCCTGAGGCGAACCGTGAGACGGCATCTTATCTGTTTTAATTATATCAAGATCATACATTATATTAAATCCAGTGCTTTTTCCCACAACAACAGAGCATCGCCATCATTTTTAAAGCCATACTCAGAAGCAAAATCCATAGAGGAACTGCCCATGACACTAGATGCAATACCTTTAGTTTTTAAGATATATGCGATACCTTCAGAAGTACTGGACCAGCCAACAGAACCAGTATCTGAAGAACACTGGATGCCACCGTTATGAGCACTGATAAAGTCGATTTGATTTTCCATAGTATATATCCTTTTCTCATTTGATAATTTAATATACCATATAGAGTTACAGATGTAAACCCCTAATTAACACTTTTTAAAACTTTTTTCTGAAAACAGTAAAAGTGTATCATTTATGTAACATGAAACCTATGACGAAACATTGAAATAGTTGTCACTGCCACATAATCTTTATTCATAATCTTTTACTCCATGCTTATCAATGTCTTTTAGGATCAACAGTAGCATCTTCTTCACATCTTCAATACTATCGCCTGTCACATTGGCTGGGTTCTCTGTCCAACCAGCACCGTCATCCATCTCGTGGTATTCATGCACAGCATAGTAACCTTCTTCCCCTAGAACAGGTTTATCATACTTGTGGTACATTAGTTGGTAGTGCCAGTGACTCATCGTTGTTTTCCTTTTTCTGAAAGCAGTAAAAGTGTATCATTTATGTAACATGGAACCATGTAGGTACTTCACGCTTAGACCAAACCATACCAAACCGCTTTTGCTTTGTCTCATAGTATTCACGGTATGACCGCACTGGATCACCTTCATGTATACACTGTGGTTCATGTTGCATAGCAAGTTTGAATGGTGTTTGGAAAATATCTTGTGGAATATTTTTTGGTGGTATGGACAAAACTTCTTCTAGTTTTGTAAACGTAGAGTGTTTCTTTTCATACCGATATTCATACTCAATAGCAAGAGCACAAAAATGCTCATAGTGCCAAGCATAATTTGCTAGTGATTCCATAGTCCAGACAGTGCAAGGATGATTGACGTGAACAGCTTTGTAAAGCAGATCTTCTCTATAAGAGTCTGACATATGCCACTTGTCAACCATACGTTTACCTGACTTAGATGGACCTTTAGTTTTAACGCCATCAAGTACACGATGTGCAGTTGATAGCATCTGACCAGATTCCAAAATCATTTTGACAACATGCTTGTCGCACTGTAGTTGAGCCGCACGTATTGGGTTTTTATCAAGAACAAAAATATTCATGCTACTACCAACTCAGCCTTGGTCGCCCTGAGGGCGCCGGGGTTACCAATTCTGGTTTGTGACCGATGGCAACGAAACCAAAATCAGCCACAACAACTTGTGTGCCATCCTCTGCAATAATCATATCACCAACAGAAACAGAATGCATACGAGCAATCCGCTCGATGTTCTGCTCTGGGCCAATGTTACCAATTTCAAACACTTGGTCATAGTTTTCTGCAGTGATGTTAGCAACGTGGGTATAGTAACCAGCGTCCCATGCTTCACCAGCATAACCACCGATATTGTCACGACCGAAACTCATTTTTTGTTTTAGAGCATTTGCTGGAACAGCATTGTGATCACCTGTTGAGTTGATAAGATCAATGTCTTCGTTAGTCAGGTGGATCTGGTAAACTTGATAAATCATTATGATCTCCTATGATCTGTTGATAATTTAATATACCATATGTAGGTACCAATGTAAACACCTAATTAACACTTTTTATAACTTTTTTCTAAAATACACAATTATGTTACATTTATGTTACAGATAACCTTTTGAAAACTGTATCTGCTCCTATTTTTCCTACTTCTGTATAACCTAGTTTTCCTACAACATAATCTTTATCCACAGTTTCAAGAACAAGCATAGGTGAACATTTCTTTATAACTTGTTCTGCTCCTTTTAATATATTTGTTTCATAACCTTCTACGTCAAGATGTATTACATCTGGATAAACAGACATGCTATCAATTGTAAGGACTCTAATAGGCCCTTCTTTCTTTACAATGTGAGTTGCACCAAAGTTTTTTCGATCATTGTGTATAGTTACCATACCAAGGTTTTCTCCAAGAGCACAGTTGAATGCTATAATATTTTTTGTATTTTCTTTGAGACAATGAAAGTTATCTGGATCTGGTTCAAAAGTCCATACCTTACCAAATCTTTTAGAATAGTAATCTGCATATACTCCACAAGCACCACCTGCTTGTATAATAACACCTTTGCTATCTGATATATCTGCTACAGTTTTAGGTACTACTTGACCGTACTTTTCTTTATTTAAATGCCGCCATAAGTGAACATCTTCTTTTGGCCACACATATTCTTTTTTCCACTCTTTGCTATAACGTGTTTCGTACATTAAATGCCCCTAATATTCCTGGTTGTCTACGACCTCTGTGTTCATTAGTATAATAGAAATATTTTGGGTCATAGATTAAATTAAATAAACCAGATTTTTTTATAGCACGTTGTACGTCTGGCAATTCTACGTTGTCCATCATAATGACTTTAGGATTAAACGATAGAGCGAGTTCAATGTCATGGTAAGGAACATCTCCGCTATGATTACCATCGATGAATACCATATCATAACGTTCATCCCAAGTTCCACCATAGTCAGTTGATTTGATTTTTTTATACTCTACTCTGTGACCATATCTTTTTTCTAATGCAGCACCAGCACGAACAGAAAAGTTGTTAGGATCAATTGTAATAATTTTATTCAAATAATACAGATGTTCTAAAAACATTGTTGCAGAGTATCCAGCAAATGTGCCAATCTCAAACATTGTTTTGATCTTATGTTCTCTACCAATAGCTGAAATCCATTCCTGTAACAGTGGATCATTGTATGGTAGATAGCCCCAACCTTGCATTCCAATCTTAGGGTCATGTTGGTTTTTATCAGGAATCGGTAAAAAGCTTACATCTAATGGGTACATTTGGACTCCTTTAAAAGTATATATCATATAAAAAAAGGGTGATCCAAAGACCACCCTAGTTTAAGTGGGAGAGGTTGACCCTCTCCCTTTATATTAGTGCTTATGCACCCAGAATGGAGTCCACTCTGAAGATACGGTAGTAAGGGTTAGTTTTAACCGCTGCCAAACCGTTTGCAGGTGTTGCGCCAACGAATGGGTTAGAAGCCATGCCGTAGCGTGTCTTGAAACCAATTTTAGGCTGGAAGCTTTCTTCTGATACCGCACGAACCATTGTGAGTGGTACGTATGGGCAATAGAATACACCAGCGTCGTATGGGTTAGTACCTTTATAGCCTACATTCATGTAGTCTGTAGAAGCATATGGGTCAATATAGACCTTAGTGCGACCATTCAGAACACCAGCGAATGTGTTGCCTGTGTCATCTACCTGCAAGTTTGTAGACATTGCTGGGGAGTAGTCCAACATGCCAGAAGCAGCAAGTGCAGAAGCAACATCGGAAGAACAGATAACAAAGTTACCTTTACCACGACGTGTTTCTTTAGCGATGATGTTAGATTCACGCTCCATCTGAAGGATCAGACCTTTGATTTTTTCAACTGACCAGCGGCCGTCTGCATCTGTCTGCAAGTCAAAGATACCGTTCACTGCAGTGTTAGCCTGCAATGCACCAGTTTTGGCCTGAGAGTTAACAGTACGGATGACTTCACGGTTGATTTCTGCAAGGATCTCTGTGGACAGAATGTTAGCCAATTCTGTTTCAGCGTCCAGACCGTGGATTGCTTTCAGATCCTGTGCAAGTTCCAAGCTGTATTCAGCTTTCAATGCACGTGATTTTGCAGTCACGGTTGCTTTTTCAATGGTGAAACCCATCTGGTTGAATACAGAACCACCAGTTGCGCCGAGTGCTTCAGCGTCGTCTGTTGGCATACCACCTGCTGCAAGTGCAGTCAAGCGAGCATCATCTGCAGTTGAGTCAGAATCAAGGTTGGTTACGTTAAGACCAGATGCGTTATCTGAGTCATGTGTACCAGAAGAATCGCCAGAGAAGCGTGTTTCTGCTTCGTTGAACAATGCTTCACGGTTAGAAGTAGAACCACCCTGGTAACGTGATTTCATCGCAAAGATGAGACCAGTTGGGCCAGTCATTGGCTGAACACCACACATGTCGTATGCCATCATGTTTGGCATTGCACGACGTACGAGGCTGATCAGTACTGGGTTCCAGTTAGCAGCAGCGCCCGTTGCGTTAGCAGGTTCGCCTGTGCCTTCTGCGAGGTAGTTCTGTTGAGCAGCCTGGGAGGCGAACTCTCTTTCTTGGTTCTCAAGAACAACTGCTGTAACAGCTTTTCTGTGAGCATCGGCAATAGTACCACCGGATTCTTCATTCAGAACCGGGGCCCATTTTTCGACTAAACGATCATAAGATTCCATTATTTGGATCTCCTTAGTAAGTTGTTTTGCGCATTGCGCTTAGATAGGATGCCATTGTGTCAGACACTTCAACGACGGACTGAGAATCATCTTCTACAATACCTTCCTCGAGTGCTTCTGCAGCAGCAGTTGCTTTACTTGCAGAACCTTTTTTAAAATAAGATTCTTTAATGGTGGCGACTTTACCAGAGAATGTTTCTGCATCCCCGAAATCTACATCTTCAGCCAACTTGAAAAGTTTTTCGGCTTCAGTTGCAGCAAGACCTTCTGCGTGTTCTGCAATAATAGCATTACGCTCATGTCCTTCGAGTGCTTCATTCATCTCAATTGCTTCGGCTGTAGCAGCATCTAATTTTGCTTCTAGTTCTGCAACAGACTCAGACAATTCGTCTACTAGGTCAACTTTGGATTCTGGAACCGTAATGTACGATTCGGTGAAGAGATTCTTCAAGTTCTCCATGAACTCTTCAGAAATTTCGGTGCGCAAACCAGTTTCGATTGCGACCTTGTTATCTTCCATCCAATGCTCAACTACGTGATTGAGATAACCATCTACCTTCTCGACAAGTTCGTCTTTGAAAGTATTAGTTTCTTCATTGAGTTTTTCAGCATACTCTGCTTCCAAACGGTCAACTTCTTCAGTAAGTTTCGATTTGAATGCTGCTTCAAAAATGATTGCAGCCTTACCTTTGAAACCTTCGGAAAGGGTAGCTTCTTCTGAAATTAGTGCTTCAAGATCTTCTTCAAAATCAACATCTTCTGCTTTATAAGAAGCCATTACAGCTTTAGGTGCAGCATCTGCTTTTTCTGAGTTTTTCTTGTCACCCTTACGAGCTGCTGCTGTTTTACCTGCATTCTCTGCTTTCTTAACAGATGCTACAGAATCGGCCTCAGCATTTTTTGAATCTTGCATTTCGTTGATTTCGATCTCGTCATCATCGAGTGCAACATCCTGTTCTACTTGATCAGTCATATTAGACTCCTTTAAGTTTTCAGTAACGAGAGGAAATTCTTAAACTCACGTACTTGTGTCTCATAGAGATCAGCACGTGGTGCTTTCTTAATTTCAGTCTCAATTCTTTCAATTTCTTGTGGTTCAATAACGCCATTATTCCAAACCCAATCTACACCTTCCATTATTCCATTAACAAAAGCTTTAGATGCACTTGGGTCTTGTACGATGTCAACTGTATTTAACATAAAGTCATCTTTGACATACATAGTGCCGTTTTTCTCCTCAAGACTTCCCATACCACGAGTTGACACTCCTAGTTGAACACCACCTTCAAGCAGACCAGCAACGATCTGTCCCATAGGAGTTTCCAATATTCGTGCCTTACCCATCACATTATTACCTTCCATTTTGAGGTCAGTAATGAGATGGGATACCTTATCCAAGTTCACGGTGGGGCCATCGGGATGGTTTAGTTCCCCTACCGCTCTGTTGGTTTTTACTTGTTCTTTTACATATTTGCCAACGGCTTTTTCCATAACGGCTTTGGGATATACCCTACCATTACGGTTCTTGCCTTCTGCCACTGCAAAGATACCTTCAACAATGTATTTCTTTTTACCTGTCTCATCATTCTTTTCGACCAGACATTCCACATTGGATTCTGTATACTCTGTAATTAGTTTCATTCGGATTTCCTATGTAAAAATATTCAATTATTTACATTTATTTATAACTTTAAGTATTTACACTTTTTAAAAAATTAATCTTCTTCTTCGTCCACATCAGCTACGGCACCACTTTCATCATCAATCTCATCTACCATAGCATCAATTTCATCATCAGTAACATCAATATCCTCATCATCATCATCTAGATCGAGTTCAAGTTGTTCTTCTTCACTATCAACACCATTAAATGTTGTATTAGCTAGACCAATTTTTTCTTGCTCAAGAGCATCATCAACTCTTTGCATTAACATATCATTAAAAATTTCTGTAGCCTTAGTGTATTCACTAGCAGCAGTAAAATCAATCATAGTCATGATATCTTGATTTGCCATAGGGCCACCTGTAGCTTCTATTTCTTCTGTCATTGTTCTTCCTCATTATCAGGTTGTTGTTGTTCTTCTGGATTAATACCCATGTCTTTAATATCATCGTCAGAGAACATAAGAATGTTTTTCATTGCCCATTCTTTAGAAATATATTCACCAACATACTGTGCTGCTTGATCAAGTGTTTGCAATCTTTCTCTTAGTATTTCAGCATCTTTTAGCTCAGTAAAATGATTATCTTTTGAGTAATTAAATTGTATATCATTATACAATCCTTCCCAATCATCTTCTGTAATTATACCTTTTAATATTAACTGTTTCTTAAGGATCTCTCTGAATACCATTGAGAATCTTTTACGAAGTCTGTCAATAAATTTCTGAAATTTAAGTTCATCTCTATTAATCTCAGTTGATCTACCGAGTGAGAATTGGCTCTCTTGTTCAAGTCTATTTACTGGTACATTTAGTGAACGATATAGTCGTTTTTGGAAATACACAATATCATCTATTTCACCTAGGTTACTACCACCTGGTAAGGAAGATACCTCTGTACCTCGACCACCCTCTCGGCGTGGCATCCAGAAGTCTTCCAGCATTGACATATGTTTTCTATCATCTTTGATGGCACCTGTTGATGCGTCATATACTAGTTTATTTCTATATTTGGACATCAAGTCCTTCATATACTCTTCTGCCTTACCTTTCGGTAGGTTACCAATATCAACATAGAATATTCTACGCTCTGGCGCTCTAGCAAGTCGGTAAATGACCAGCGAGTCTTCCATCATGCGCAGTTGGTTGATAGGTTTTAATGCTTTATGTAAGTGTGATACAACAGACTTACGTGTAGAATCTAAGAGACCAGATGTGATATACACAACTGAGTCATTTGTTAGTTTTACACCAGAGTTCTGTTGCCCTGGTTTTTCTTGGTAGATGTAATACTCATTGGTACCCTCAATAATGTTGGCACCAGTTTGAGGATCTTTCTTTTTCTTGACCTCTTTAACTTTGCGGATCTTGGCTGAATCAATGGGACGAATATCCGCAATACCATTCTTCAAGGTATTTTCGTTTACAACTAAGTGGTACACAATCCTACCATCAACATACCATCTTTTGAATATATCATGACCCAGTTCATTAAACTTCATCATTTGCATGATGTTTTTAAACTCATCGGTCATTAATTTTTTAATGTTGTCAGAAACATCTAGTTTATCTAGTTGAAGTTCAATTGGTGCTTCATCTGTACCAGAAATAGATTCGTTTACAATATCCTCAAGTGCAGCATCCACTTCTGGGTGCATTGCAACTCCACGATATTTGTGGATTAATGAAGAATTGTCCTTGGATTTATCGCCGTGGATATCAATATATTGACCGTAATGTGCACCAGAAGAAGTAACATAACCAGCACCGTCATCATCAATCTTAGGTACGATTGATTTTAGTTTTTTATCTTCTTGCTCAGCCTGCTTGGATCTTGAAATTTCAAATCCAAAAAGCCGTAAAGAGTTCTCAGCCATACCTTATACTTCCAATTAAAATTAAACTTTAGATGGGGCATTTCTGCCCCATCTGTTTCTATATATACACTACTTAGGAAGTAGTATCTGATTCCCAGTACTGCACTTGGAATTCAACCGAGAATCTTTCGATTTCATCGTTTGATCCATATGACAGATCAATTGGTGCAACATTGGTAGGGAAACATCCACGGAAGTTATACCGTTTTAATACTGTTTCATCTCTATCCAACTGATCAACAATCAAGTCTGCTTCGTAATCAACAGGTGCTGTCAGACCAGTATTTGCACTGTGTGCGTTAATACCGTTCATCCAACGTTCCATTGCGTTACGAATTCTGAAATCAGTGTCATTGATAATTGTAGGTGACCAAGTATCGAATGTGCGATCACCTGCAATTTTAAGTTGTCTACCACGGAAAGGTATTGTAACAACACCCATGATAGATCCCGGTAACTGAGCTGCTTCACACATGAAAGATGTAAGTTCTACATCTCCATTTGCATATGCAGGAAAGTTAATGGTTGCCTTGAATAGGTTTGCTCTCGCTCCCCCACCCTTTAGTTTTGCTTTGAAGTCGTCTACTGAATTGACCATTTATTTTCTCCCGCCTATACAGTGCCAACAACTTCACTAAACTCAACACCAGTTCTAACAGCTACGAAGTTTAGAGTTACGTAGTTGATTGAACGTGCTGGTTTGATGAAGATGGAACATATAAATTCATTTCGGTCAATGACTGCCGGGGTGTTATTTGTATCGTCACAGATAACTTGGAAGTCGGTGATACCACGACGGCCTTGGATTTCTCTCAAGAATGGTTCAATGATATTCTTAAATTCAGCACGAGTAAACTCATCGTTGAATTCAAACATCACGTTCCTAGCCGCAATAGCAATTGCTCTCTCAAGTCCTAGGAACAATCGACGTACGTTAATGCGGTCAAATGCGCTTGGTCTTGCGAGTTTGGTTTTATCACCAAATAGTAGAACACCTTGTCCTGGAATGTTGGCAATCGGGTTGACGCCAGCTTTGTACAGTGTGTCTCTTTCTGTTTTCTTTGGTGAGTATGCCAGTGCTGTAATACCCAAATACTGTCCACGTCTTGGTCCAGCAGGTGAGAACCACGGAGCAGCGTTATAGTCTGTTGCAGCCATGATACCAGCGGTAGAAGAAGATGCGGGTACAAAGATATATTGATCAGTGAACTTGTCATACACTTTCAAGTAGTTGTTATCCACAATTAGATAAGACGAACTTGTAAATGTATTTGCTGTTGTTACAGCAGCAGTTACTGGGTTTGCATTATTGATAATAGCAGCCCTATTAGGAGAAGTTACTACCACACAGTCCTTACGGATACCTTGTGCAATTGCAACCATATCGTTTACAACTGCGGTTTGATCTGTCTGACTGTTCATGCCAGGAGCAATGAGGAAGTCAACCAATGTGGTATCAACATCTTCATACTGGTCAAAACCTGTTGCATATTCAGATGTGGTTAGTGCGGAACCATCGGAACCGTTAGCCATTCTGATAGAACCAGTTACAGTACCACTTTTTGCTTTATTCGTAGCAGTTGTTGAAGCAGTTCCAGCTTTTGCGCTAAATGGTGGTGTTGAGTGTGATCCACCAAAACCTGCCATCCAAACATATTCAGAAGCATTGTTAACAACGTTCTTGACGTAGTTTGTTGCTCCGTCAGAGGACTTGTTATCATTTGATACTGATAGGAATGGGAAAGTTTCGAGTACAGAGTTTTTAACACCCGTGAAGAGACCGCCAGCATCTATGACTGCGATATGAACTTCATCCTTTGATGAGCCTCTTGCTGAATCCCATGCAGATGTATCGGGTGCAGCATCGAAGGATCCTCTATATGCCCAAGCATCAAAGTCTGTTGTACCAGATGAATCTGCTGTACAGAACTGAACTTCGATTGAGTTACCTAGTTCACCAGGCCACTTAGAAACAAATGTGTGATCCGAGTCATTGAGTGCACCGATTTGGTTGTCCCAGTTATCTCTGTTTTTAACAACGGGCGCTGCTGCAGTTCCAGCGCCACCAGCGTCTGAATCCCAGCCATTAACGGCTCCGTTGATTTCTCTAACAACACTGAAGTCGCTAGAATATCTTAAAAAGTATGCGGCTGAATGCCATTCGACAGTGTTGTCACTGTCAGGTGCGCCAAAAATTTCAACCAGACCTGCTTCGTTTGCGACTAGAGTGGGTTGTTGTACTGGACCCCACCGAAACTCGCCTACAAAAGCGCCTGTGCTAGTTGGTACGTTTGGTACACCTCCTGTTAAATCAATCTCCTTCGTAACGATTGCTGGAGACTGAGAGGGAGTTGTAAGTGCCATAGCGTTTTATTCCTCAGTTTTTATAGTTGATAAGCTTATCATAATACGGATGTTCATTACAACTATTTATATTATTATAGTTTTAGAAAAATATGTCATCTTTATCTAAACTCCACTCATTATCACCTACTGTAATAATTTCATTTGGTGTGATTCTATCCATGCCGTCATTTATAGCACCAAAAGGCATCATATCTGCCTCAATTTGATTAATCTTATCCTTATACATCATTTCTCTAAGATTAATATCAGTCATGTCTCTAAACATACTTGTATTTGCAAAGTAACCAAACATAACTAAATTCATCATAAGATCATCGTGATTACCATCAGATGCTTCATATGATTGGCCTCTTGCAATAAATGTAGAGATTTCCATAATTGTATTATGATCTTGGATAATAAGTTTACTATTTTCTAATATATCTTTTATAGCTGAACAACCTAGTCTTTTGGTTTTTCTAGTAATCTCAACTCCAATTTTATCTGCCTTAATAGCAGATTCCATATGCAAATTTTCGTACTCTAAATCATAATACAAACCTCTTGTGACTAAAGTTCCTTGATCATTTGACTCTACAACAACGTATGCATTATTGTAAAGATTTGCATACTTATAAATAATATCAGGGAAGAGGAGAGGAGAGATATTGTTGTTGCGATATACAGCCACTTGTCTAAATGGCGACACGCTAATGTCGATTAAGGTAAAAGTAGAATAATCCTGTCCTCTTCCTTTTGATACATCAACACACATAATGTATTCATGCTTTGCCTTTGGTTCATCATAAACTAATAAATCACCACCTTCTAACCATCGAATAGGATCTGCTGCCCTAAACTCCATAAGGGTCTCTGCATTAATAAGTGTATCACCTGTACCAAAAAAGGTATTCCCAAATTCTTGATCAAACTGTAGCTGAGAGGTATTGCCAACAGTTTCGTTTTTCCATTTTTCATCACGCCCTGGAACATCCCACCAATCGACACGAAATGGTTTATAAGTATTTGTACCTTGAGTTGCCCCCTGCCAAATATTATAGTACATATTACCAATGCCATTTGCAGTTGATGTAATAATAACTTTAGTATCTTTACCAGATGAAATAACAGGATATGTTGATGTGTAGAACTCAGCAGCATTTTCTACAAAAGCAAACTCATCGAGATATAGAAGTGAGACAGACATACCACGAATAGATGAGCCAGATGTCGCCGCAGCAATAATTTTAGAGTTATTAGAAAACTCTATAGAGCCTTTATTGAGTGTCTTAGTACCAGGTTGTAAAAAGAAAGGTAAATTTTCTAGCATAAGTGTAATGCGAGATAACATTTCACGTGATGTAGCGCCTTTGTTTGCTAGGACAGCAATGTTCTTTTCACTATTAAAAAGTGCATACCATAGCAGATATGCAACAGATGAAATAGATTTACCACTTTGTCGACAAGCAAGAACAATAGAAAATCTATTATCATTAAAATGTTTGAACATATTTTTTTGATATGGGTACAGATTAAAGTTGACTAAACCCTCGTCAAGAGATATAATCTTACAATAGGTCCGAGCAAAATATGCTGGATCTTGCATACATCTTTGGTATTCTAGGATTGTTTCCTGTGACCAACCTTGTGTAATACCGTCTCGTTTTACATTAGGGTTGCCAAGATATCCTTCATGACTATTAATATTATTCATCTTTTAGATGTGGTGTAATATCCACCACATTGTTTTCCTCACTTTTTCTCACATCTTGCAACATACGTTGTAAATCTGCAGTCGAACCAACAAAAACGTTATTATTAGTCACACCGCCTTCTAATTGTTTTACAGCCTCTGTGTTAATATCCTTATGTTTCTTATTTAGGTCAAGTAGTTTATCGTTAACATCAGCTGTATTTTTAATTAACCCTGATAATACTTCGAATGCCCGAGGGTGTTCGCTCTCCCGTGCAACTTCAATCATATCCTCGAGTGCGCCTCGGCCTTTTTCTATCAGATCATAAAGAACCTCACGTGAGTATGTATAGTCTGTATCAGCTTCTTTTTTCTTATCAGCCACTTGAATCACCCTCTTCTGAATATAATTTAACCGTTGTAAACCCATAATCACTATCAGGTGATACATTTAATGGATTTGGTAGCACTGTTAATTTTACATTTGGTATTGATGCATTACCATGACCGTCTGAATCAGTGAGTGTATCAACATGCAAATTATTAATAACTTCTCTTATGACAGCGGATTCGTTGACACCTTGGTAGAAATTAGCTTGCATAACAAAATCTAAAGCATATATAATAGTTCTACGAGATCCTAATTCTCCATCAAAGTCATCTTGGGTAGAAAGACCTTCAAGCGTAATAGGAACATCTTCTTTGATGTCAGCATAATCAGCGAATGGTTTGATAGTAAGAGAATATTGCGGAGCAAAGAAAGGCAATATTTGTTCTACAACCTGTAAAGCATCATCTTGTGTTTTTGCGTAAATTTGTAATTGAAAGTTGATATCATATGGGACGTAGTTATATATCTTTGCTCTTTTAACTTGAGGTGTTACAGACGTAGATGCTACCCTGTTTTTATTCCCCATTTTATTTAATTGTCTGACAGAGTTATATGAAAAACCTAAAATTTCAAATGACATCCTAGGTAATTTTATAGCAACATTTGTATCTGTATCTAAGTTGGCATTATCTCGTATTCTTTCTAAGAAATCTCTTTTAGGTGCATATGAAATAGGAACCTTTACAGTACTAATCACAGCACCTGCAGCATTCTTTCGAATCACATAGATGTTATTGAAAAGAGAACCAAACATGGCTACACTTTTTCTTATTCGTTCGTTATAAAAATATGAACCAAGCATTATCTAGGATCTCCAAATGGATTTGTTTCACTGAAATCAAGAAATGACATATCTGTGGCAGTCGTATTGAAATCATCATTCTGTTCATTAGCAGATAACTTATTAACCTCTGCTATAGCAGTCACGAGTGCTTGTCCAGAGGAATCTTCTGTGATTAGATATCTACTTGTAGCAAAGTTATGGAAGGCGCCGTCATTCGCACCGACATGAACAAGGTGTACTATCTTATCGCTATCACTGTATGCTGAAATCTCGCCAGACATGATTGTACCATCTGCCAAGGTTTGTTTTACATTATCTCCAACAGACCAAGAACCTGCAGTCAAAGCAGAATCTAGTGTGAGACTATATGTGTAGGCATAGTTTTCTTCAATCTCTTGTATTGCATCAATGCCAGTGTCAAGATCCTCATCACTATATTCAAACAGTTCGCAGCGCATTTTATATGTTGGTAGATTACTAAGAGCATAGAATGGTTGTTCGTGTTCTACATGCATAATTTGAAATATTTTATTTGACAAAGGCAAATATATCAAGTCACCTTCGTTTGGGCGAATAGAACTTACTGAACTACTATTTCTCTGAAGATCACTCCATCGTTTTCTTGCCAGGATAAAGGTTGCTTGATCTCTTATTTCTACACCAAACTTGGTAAACAAATCTCCTTCACCATCAAAACCTTCAACGTTCTCGATGTACATCTCTACCTTGTGTGAGGAACCAAATTTTGATGGAACGTCATCACCGAAAATACTATCTTCATTCACAATTGTTCTAGGCAAATAATAAACATCTTGCCCAAACATCTTGAGCGACTCTATGATTATATCTTCATAAAGATTCTGTTCTGATCTTACTTTTTGACTAAAATATGGATTAGTTGCCATGATTTATCCTACAAAGAAATTGGCTGGTGTCTCATAATCCATTCGGATTCTTTCTTGCAATCTTGTTATATCTTGAAGTGCATCATCAAAGAGTTGTCTACCATTTACTGTAACCCCACCCGGCATCTGCATGCCTTCAAACTTGATTAGGTTTGCTCCCCATTGGTGTTTAAACAATGCAGTTGTATATTCCTTTAACCATATATCATTCCAAACATCCGTATTGGTTGTTGGTGTTGTTTTATATGCTTCATATACAATATAATCTCCAGACTTAATATCTTTATCTGCAAAATCACCGTGTATATACAGTCTATTTTCGTGCCTTGAATATGTTACTTGTGTTTGACCATTGAGTTTCATATCCAAAAGAGACAAGTATTGGTTGAGTTGTTCGTAGTATGCCATATCGCCAGCAAAGTGTTGCATATTTGCAATATCATTGAGCATCATTTGATACTTAACAGAGAACATATTGGTACTACCGCCAAAGTTACTGTTGACATTATACATTTTAGTAACATAGAGTACATCAGTTGGTACATTCACATACTCTCTTGAGACATCACTATCACCCACTTGTTGAGCAATATATGTTCTAAATGTAGCATCGGAGTGGTATTCTTGCCAATACTGTATGGCTTCATCCACACGATCTTGTTCTTGATCGTAATCAATATTGATTTCAATTACTGGATCGCCTAAACGACGTTTGCAGTAATCAATCAATGTCTGTCTTGAAGTTGGGTTAGCCATTATTTCGTCCTATATCTTTCAACTATTTATATTAGTTGAGTAGTGTCCCTGATGCATCGTATATGTTAATTCTAAACCTTAAATCTGCTTCGGCTTTGGTGTAGTGGTCTGCTAATGTGAAAATACCGTATCCAACTATTTCAACGATATCGTTCAATGCCAACGCAGGAGAAAATACAACATTTGTTCCTGATGTTGCTGTTACGTCTGTACCGACCACTAGACGCACACCATTCAAATACACGTCCACAAATCCAACATCATAGTTGGCTGCAAAAGTTGTCTGACCTGCTGTGGCTGTATAGCTATATCTGTTCTGTGTGCCGTTGACTGCTGAAAAATTATCGAGGGCAGAGTCAACATAATATTTTGGTACGGCATCAGCTGAATCTACGGGAGTTGCAAGACTGACAATCTTATTATCACCCATTGTGATAATGCCAGACATTGTACCGCCTGTAAGCATAAGAGCACCTGCAGCGGTAACATTAGTAGTATCTGTTACATCTGCATTTGCTTCTATGCCATCTAGCTTTGTGCCATCAGTAGAAACATCTCTACCATCTACTGTTTGAGAACCAGCAAATGCTATATCACCTGTTAATGTGCCCCCAGCCTTTGATAGGTATTTCGCATTAATCAGATCCGAGTCAATAAAGTTATCAATATTATTTGAGTTATCTTTATAGAACAGCCTACCATTGCGATAGTTAATGGCAAGTTCACCATAATCTATATCGCTTGTACCAGCGGCATTACCATCTACTGATGATTTTTTAAGTAATAACTTAGCCATTTCTGCTCCTTAAAAAAGGCGTGTTTAAAGTCTGAATATAAAAATATCCAGACTGTATTATATTAGAAAGTTCCGCCGTCGATTGTATCAAGAATAACAGCACCAGATGTGATTGTAAACTCATCTGAGTCGAATGAGGCAACACCTGGGTTTGAGATTGTGGCAAGTTCTGCTGCTATAGTAAGTGTATTTGAACCATCACTATATGTTAAGTCAATACCTTCACCCGCTTGAAGCAAGTTACTAGCTAAGTGATCATCAATGGTTTCTAATAGACTAACACCACCAAATTCTAGTGATCCAGAACCTGGGAGATTAAGTTTCTTATTCATCTCCCATTCGTCGGTACTACCGTTATATGTAAATGTAGCCCTAGTTCCTGAATATCCTGCGCCACCGACTGTAAGACCAGCACCATCTGCAGCCGCAGCGTTTGCTGCCGAGTCAGCAAGAACCATGTTCAAGTCATTGATAGACACTGTAGTTGAGTTTACAGTAGTTGTTGTACCTTGTACTGTAAAGTTACCACGAACAATAACCTCACCACCATCTGAGTCGATAGGATTCGGGTCAAGGAAAAGAGTACCGGTTGATGACGCAACAGTGTTATCTAGGATACGAATGTTATCAACATCAATCTGTGTGAGACCAGCAAGAACAGTAGATGATGCACCTAGGTCAATTTCTGTGGTACCGATTGTAAGTGAGTCATTTGCTAGTTTTGCGTTGGTAATACCACCATCTTTGACTCGTACAACTCCAGATCCGCTTGTTGCAGAAAGTTCAACTGTAGAGTTATCAACAGCAACTTCAATCTCATCAGCATTTGCTGTAATACCGTCACCACCAATAACATTCAGCGTTCTTGTTGCTTCTATATTACCGCCACCAGTTAAACCAGTACCAGCAACAATGCTTACACCACCGTGATTGATGTGTTCAGAAGCAACAAACCCTGAGAGGCTGTCATGAACAATTTCACCATCATTTGTAGCGATTGCGTTTGCAGATACTGTAATACCAGTACCTTCACCAATGGCAAGTGTTCGTGTGGCGGCAATTGTACCACCACCAGTTAAACCATCGCCTGCAGTAATTGTTACCCCACTGTGTGCTACGTGTTCATCAGCAACAAAATTGCTTAGGCTGTCATGATCAATCTCGCCATCATTCGAATTGAATGTTACTGTATCGCCACTGATAGATGTCGAAACGCCTGTACCACCAGATAATGTAAGAGTATCGGTAGCAAGAGCAACACCATCACCAGAGCCACCATCTGCCGCAACAGTCAAGGTTGTTGAAATTGATGCTGTACTTGCTGCTGTTAAACGGCCTTGCGCATCAACAGTAAATGTTGGAATATTGGTAGATGAACCGTATGAGCCAGCAGTTACAGCGGTGTCATCCAAATCAATCGTGATTTCGTTATCACTTACTGTAGTTGAGATACCTGTGTCGCCAGTAAAGGTAACAGTTGATGCAGCGGAAACTTCATCTGCGCTTCCAGTATCTGCAGCAATGTTGAGGAGTGCAGCTGAACCGCCAAACTGATCATCTACATATTTTTTCGTAGCAGCATCTTGGTCTGCTGCAGGATCTACAACATTTGATATCTTTGATGTGGAAACATCAACAACACCTGTTCCATTTGGATCAAGTGTGACATTACCATTTGTATCAGTTGAACTGATTGTATTACCATTAAGATCAAGATTATCAACTTTAAGATTATCAATCTTACTTGATGCATCAGTAATAATTGCTGCAGATGCGGTAAGTGTACCAGCGGCATGCGCAAGCACACCTGTGAAATATTCACCACCGATAACAACGATTGAGGTAGCATTACCACTTCCATCATCACCCTTACCAAAGTATAGTCTATCACCGCCGTTAGCTTGGGTACCAGTACCCATTGCATAACCTAACTCCGCTGTTTTTAACGAGGATGGTGCAGTGGTGCCTGTGCCTCTTTTGATTCTAATTACGGCCATTAGAAATTGCCTCCATTTACATTAGTATTTTGATTATCCAGTTCAACTTTTGCTTCGAACTTGGATTCTGTTCCATTATATACTAACATACTGCCATCAGTGACGCCAGTTAGATCCACACCTCCTAGGCTACCTATAGTAAAGGCACCCGCAGTAACTCTTCTTACGGGTTTGCCAACTACAATTTTTTTGACCCGTGTAACATTACCAGTTTGCACTTGCACTCTGGTTTTTTCACCATGATTCAGATGAGTAGGCATCTAGATTCCTTACTTCGTTACAGAAGGAGTTACAAAGACTTTGCCTTCAAGAACTCTCTCTGTTATTGTGCTTGATGAACTATCAACATATGATAATTCTACATCATAAACCCAACGCCCAGCAGATAGTGCTGCAGTCTGTGTATTTGTAAGCGATATTGTTGCAATACCATCAGAAGGAGGTGTTGCAATTATTGCATTAAATGCTTGGGTATTATCACTATCTGAATTATAATTTCTTTTCATTTTAGCGGCTACTGAATGGTTGGTCAAATTTTTAACTGAACCATCAGTATTAGTCATGTGAAGTTCTATTGCTATATCAGAACCTTGATCAACACTTATATCCTCGTAGTCTGCCATGAATCTAAAACCTTTAACCGCTTTTAATTTGTGTTATTCCATCTATTTATAATGTATAAAATATCCACCATAGTGTTATTTATACAAAATATCCAAACCTATTCAGAACTCTTTTTCTTTGATTATCATTTTCGAGGCCATTTAATAGCACAACAGGTACATGAGGCATCCATAGTATATCATCCTTGGTGCGATATTTTTCATAGCTATTATAATCATCAATATAAACTTTATATTTCTTCATATAAGAATACCAATCTTTACCATGCTCCATAAGGTTAAATAAATCTCGATGTTCTCCCCACAAATATCTACAAACACCCCTATATTTAAGGACGTTGTAATCCATATCAACCATAAAATTATCTAAAATTATTTTCATTTTACTTGGTTTAAAGATCATAATTGATGAGTTTACTCCGGCAGTATGATGATATGCATCTTCATACCAAATGCCATCCATGAGATAATTTTTTAAAACTCCAGTATAAGGAATAGTTAGTTTATCTTCATTAAATAATTTCGTCATATAATAATCAATATTGTTTTGAATAACCACATCAAGATCTAAGAATATAGTAGGAGCATCAAAAGCATATATGTTATTAAATATAGTTAGTTTCCACCAAAAAGAATCCAATTCAAGAGAATGGTCTATATCTATAGTCTCGACATATGGATCTAGGTAGTCAGTATTATCGGTCATGCAATAAAAAATAAATGGTAAAGAACAATTTTCCTTTACCATTTTATAAAGTCTATTCACCCACGTATGATCATATTTTGTGCCATATTTGACACAGACTATATTGATCATACTGGATCTTCCAAGTCTTCGATAACCTCTTGCCAAACTGTTTCGTGTGGACCCCAAACATATGCGACAGATATTCTAAGGCAGTCTGTGCTTGCTGCATGATAACACAGATCATCAGGCTCATCATAAGAACCAAAGTATGTCATCTTTGCTTGCCAACCAGCATGGTCAGGAATACGAACACGTTCTTTCTTATCAGCATCCCAATAGTCAAACCAGCCATCACCATTTTCAGACCACGAGAGAATGAGATTATATCCAGCGGCGTTAGCATTGTTGTGCCAAGAGATAAACCCACCAGGTGGATAAACAGAAATCAATGTGTTTTTCTTAGCAGATAGTTCTGCCATCAATGTGTTATTCAGCTTCTGGCTCTGATCTCGATAGTTGATTATGGTATTCATATATTCTTTACTGCCATTCCCCAAGTGGTTGTCTGGCATTAGGTCTGAATAAGCTTGAAGTTTATCTGGAAATCCTTTGTGACCTCTGCCTTCATCAATAATCTTATGCATATATTCATCACACAAATAATCATTAGGTTTGTTTTCATTACAGTTGACACGAAGCTTTTCTTTCATCTCTCCAGAGTCGTGTCTTGTCTGAATAAACTCTCTAAACTTTTCCAACGCATCTAACACAACGATGTTGTTTAGTTTAATATCGTGAACTTCTCTCATGCTATAAATTCCTTATTCATTGAAGCAGAATGATGTATCAGAATAGGATGTTTATTAACTAGATGATGATTTCCATTTTCATCTTGTCTAAAACTTGTAAACCAGTTCCACCTGTAGTTTTCTTTAAATATACCTATACTTAGTTCCTTATACTTAGGGACTTTATTCACCAGCCACCAAAGGGTGAACTGATCCCATCGTAGCATAGTGGAAGGAGTATCTTCTGGAAACCATCTGTCTTCCTTTGGTCTATTTTTTCTACCTTTTGACCATTCATAATAGTTATCTTGTACCACAAACATATCCCACCAATCTTGCATAAAGTCCTTGACAAGAGAATTTTTCATGTTATATAGACAAACACCACCGCATAGTGTCAGATCAATCTTGTCTCCTGTGCTAGGAATAGGAGCCGCGACCTCTACAAAACTACCTTGTGCTCTCTCGTCTTTGGTCAACTCAACGAATTTCATATCATCGTCACCAATCTGATCCCAGATGGTAATGATATCTTCGTGTTGACATTCTTGGTCAGCATCAATATACATTGTCAAATCAAAAGGTGAGTTAGCCATACCATAAAGCTTAGATCGTATGTGATCTTCACAATCAAAAACTTGGATGTTGG